CTATTTTCTATATTTTTATTCAAATTATAGAATTATTTAATATTTATCTTAAATCTATTCATTATTCAATTGAACTTATTAATGAAAATCCTTCAAATACTAATGAAGATATTTTAATTAAAATTGATAATAATTTTTTTAATATTACAAATGATGAAATTAATATTTGTCATCATAATATTATTAAAAATACTTTTAATAAAAATATTGATAAAAATAAATTTAGTATTACATCATCAACTATGATTAAAATTAAAAAGAATTCTAATAAAATTTATGAAATTTTATTTAAATAAATTAATAATTTTTTTCTCTAACATACCATTCAACAGCATATGATGAATTTCTAAAATTAGCATTAATAGGTCTATCATAAAAATTTGATTCATTAACATCTTTTCCACTTAATTCTTTTTTCATTTCAAAATTACCTGCCGAATATCCATTTTGATTTGGTACTGGTTGTCCTGATGTTCCCTGATCAACATAAGATGTACCAATACCACTAAAAGCATCATTTGTATTATCACTAGAATCATTAAAATTAAAACCCCATCTCATTTTTGATAATCTATGTGCTCTATCATAATTTATTCCATATACATTTGTATATGTACTTCTATATTTTTGTGATGAAAAAATTTGATTATTTGTCGTCCGTTTAATTGGATCGAGAGCATTTATAAATTTACCTCCCATATTAAAAGCAGGTGCTGCTTTACTTGTATCTGTAACTTGAATATATTTTCTTGTTAAATCTTTAAATTTATTTTGATAACCTTTTTTATCTAATTCTTTAAAAAGATTAAGTGCTGAAAAATATTCACCGTCAATATCTACGTTATTTTCCTTCCAAATCCATCCTCTTTTATTGTGAGGTGCCTTTAAATCTCCACCAATTATTTTTTCCTTAGTTTCTGGATTTATTACATAAAATATTGCCATCCATTCAGTTGCTCTTGATTTATTGAATGTATGAAATTTAGCATCATATTTATTGGGAGCATCAGGTTCTTTTTTATATATTAGATCACCAATACTACTTATAGCTAATTGTTCTTCATTTTTTAATATATCTTTAAAATTATTATTTATATAATTTACATTATCATTTAATGTCGTTTCTGATTTAAAATGAGGCGAATCATAATAAAAATTTCTACTTCCATAAACAGAACGCATTGCTAACATCCAACCACCTCCAAAATAATTTGTATCCATAATACAATATATATATGATGAACCAACATCTGGAATACTTATCCAATAATATCCGTCTTTATATACTGGTTTTTTTTCATTTCCATCTCGAATAGCATGACATTGTATTAAAACTTGAGCATGATTTACATTCATTAATGGTCTCGCTGATGTTTTTCCATCAAATAATGGGTTAGGTGTTTCAATTTCATATTTTGATAATCCGGGTGTCGGTGGGTTATCAACAGTTGGTGCTACAATTTCACCAACATCTCCATCTGTAAAAGCATTGGCATCAAATTTTTCAAAATTACTATTATTTAGATATATAAAAAAATATATTAGACATATTAATATAATAATAAACAAAACATTTAAAATAATTGACTTTATTTTCATTTTACTTATTATATATAAATTTTTATTTAAAAGTTTAATATAATATTTATTTATAAATTATGAATATCAAAAAAAGAGATGAAACATTAGTTATTTTTGATATTAATAAAATCAAAAACGCTCTATTAAAAGCATTTGAAAATACTAATGTAGAAAATCCATCTATTGATGATATTATTTCACATATTAATAATGAATTAATTAATAAAAACAAAAACATCTATGATATTGAAGAAATTCAAGATGTAGTTGAGAAAACTCTTATGATTTTTAAATATTATGATACTGCCAAGCATTATATTAATTATAGAAATGAACATAATAAAAATAGAAATAATACTTCATATCTTTCTAAAATTCCCAATAATATTAAAACAAATTGGGGAATGATTGGTTATGTTACTTACAAAAGAACATATGCTAGACGTTTAAATGAAAATGATGATAATGATGAAACTACCGAAGAATTTCATGATACTATTATCAGAGTATTAGGTGGTTGTCAAAAACAATTGAAAATTAATTTTACAAATAATGAATTGGAAAGAGCATATAAATATATGATGGAATTAAAATTTTCAGTTGCCGGAAGATTTCTTTGGCAACTTGGGACAGAAACTATTGATAAATTAGGTCTAATGAGCTTACAGAATTGTGCTTTTATTAATATTGATGAACCTATTAAACCTTTCACATGGATTTTTGATGTTTTAATGTTAGGAACTGGTGTCGGTTTTAATATTCAACAGGAAAATATTAATAAACTTCCTCCTGTTTTAGATGTTGATATTGTTATTAGTCGTAAAGATACAAAGGATGCCGATTTTATTGTTCCAGATAGTCGTGAAGGGTGGGTTTCACTTCTTGAAAAAATGTTAGAAGCGTATTTTTATAAAGGTGTATCATTTAATTATTCGACTATTCTTATTAGAAGTGCTGGAACTAAAATTAAAGGTTTTGGTGGTGTTGCTTCGGGTCCAGAAGATTTAGTTAAAGGTTTAAATCTTATTCAAAATATTCTTAATAATAAAAAGGGGCAAAAATTAACTAGTGTCGATTGTCTTGATATTGTTAATATTATTGCTTCTGTTGTAGTTGCTGGAAATGTTAGAAGATGTTTGCCAAAGGGAGCAAAAGTACATACAAAAGAAGGACTTATTAATATTGAAGATATTATTATTGGAGATGATGTATTAACATCGAAAGGATATACAAAAGTTATTAATAAATTTATTCAAGGAAAACAGGATGTTTATGTGATTACAACAAATAAAGGAGAATTTAGAGGTACATTAAATCATAAAATGTTAATTTATGATGAAAATAATGATACATATATTTGGAAAACTATTGGAGAACTTAAAACAGGTGATAAATTAATTAATACAAAAACAAAAATTGATGGTAATTCTAAAATTGAATTACCTTCATTTATATTTTCAAATAGATTAAATAGAATTAATACACCTAAATTTACAAGTGAAATTGCTTGGTTATTTGGATATATTAGTGGAAATTTTTATATTAATGAAAAGGATACAATTCATTTGAAAATTAAATCACATGAACTTTTAAAAAAAGTTATTAAAATTCTTGATAGTTTTGGAACTTCACTGCGTATTATTACAGATATTGATATTAATAATAATAATTATCAAATTAAAATTATTTCTAAAAATTTTTATGATTATATTAATAAATATTTTATCAACATTATTCCATATTTTATTAATGAAACTACATTTAATAATCGTATGAGTTTTATTGCCGGTATTTTTGAAAGTAATATGTGTTCTATGACAGAAAATTCTATTAAAATTGAAAAAATCAATTCTGACACTTATAAAAGAGATTTAAGTATTCTTTTATATTCGTGTGGTATTGAAAATAATACAGAACATAAAAAATCAATTATTATTGATGATTTTACAAATTTAGATTATATGAATACTATTAAATTTTTTACTAAAACCTTTCCTTCTAATTTTAAAACTTTCACCTGTTATAAACTTAATTCAATGAATGTTGGTATTGCTGATATTCAAGATATTAAATTATATGATTTTGTTGATACATATGATATTGAGGTAGAAAATATTCATGAATTCTTTTGTGATGGATTTTTAACTCATAATTCTGCTCTTATTTGTATGGGTGATTGTGATGATACTGAATATTTAAATGCTAAAAGATGGGATAGAGGTAATATTCCCAATTGGCGTTGTATGAGTAATAATTCTGTTGTATGTAATGATATTAGTAATCTTCCTCCAGAATTTTGGGAAGGTTATAATGGTAATGGCGAACCTTATGGATTAGTTAATATTGGTCTATCAAGAAAAATTGGTAGAGTTAAAGATGGATTAGAAAAATATAATGATCCGACAGTTGATGGTTTTAATCCTTGTTTTACAGGTGAAACTTTAATAGCGGTTGCTGATGGTAGAGGTGCTGTTTCTATTAAAGAATTAGCTGAAAAAGGTGAAGATATTCCGGTATATTCAGTAAATAAAGAAGGAATTGTTGAGATTAAAATGGGAAGACATCCTAGAATTACAGGTATTAATCAAAAAATTGTTAAAATTATTCTTGATGATGATACATATATTAAGACAACTCATAATCATAAATTTCGTTTAAATGATGGAACTATGATAGAAGCGAAGGATTTAAAACCAAGAATGAGTTTAACAAGATTACAGAAATCACATAATGGAGATATTAATAATATTTCAGTTTATACAAATACAACAAATTTTCAAAAAGATATATATAATGAAAATGAACTTATTAAAAATTTTAAATTAAATAAATTAAATACATATTTTAATAATGGTATTTTAAGTGTTAATAAATGTTGTGAAAATTGTAAAAAAGAATTTATTACTCCTTATATTAAAAGAGAGGTTGGTTATTGTTCTATTTTTTGTTCTAATACTTCAAAAACAGCAATTCAAAAAAGAACACATAGAAAAAATATTATTTATGAGAAAAAACAAAAAGAAATTCGTCATAATCAAATTATGATTTATAAAGATTTACAAGAAATTCTTTATAGAGACCCATATAAATTTGAATGGGAAAATGAATGTAAAAAATGTGGTATTCCATATAGATTAAGAACACCGCATGAAAAGAATGTTAATCAATATGTTCTTCATTCATATAAAGAATTGAAATCAATTGCTATTGATTATAATCATCGTGTAAAATCTATTGAATTTATTGAAAATATGGAAGATGTATATAATATTACTGTTGATGATAATCATACTATTGGAATATTTACTAATTTTAAAAATTTTGAAGGTTCTGGTATTTTCACAGGAAATTGTGGAGAAATTACACTTTCAAATGCTGAAACTTGTTGCTTATCTGAAATATTCTTACCAAATATTATTGATTATGAACAATTAAAAGATGTTGCTACATTTGCTTATAGAATTTGTAAGCATTCATTATTATTAAAATGTCATCAAAAGAATACTGAAAATATAGTTCATAATAATTCAAGAATTGGCATTGGTATTACTGGATATTTACAATCAACACAAGAACAAAAGAATTGGTTAAGTGCCTTATATGATTATTTAAGAGATTATGATATTGAATATTCAAATAAAATTGGAGCATCTAAATCAATTCGTTTAACAACTATTAAACCATCTGGAACATTATCTTTATTAGCGGGAGTAACATCAGGAGCACATCCAGCAATTTATAAATATTTCATTCGTAGAATTAGAATATCTTCATCAAATACTTCATTAATTAATATTGCTCGTAATCATAATTATTTTATTGAATATCAAAGAAATTTTGATGGTACAGATGATAAAAATACGATGATTATTGAATTTCCTTGTTGTTATCCTGATGGAACTGTATTGGCAAAAGATATGACGGCAATTCAACAATTAGAAACTATTAAAGAACTTCAAACGAATTGGAGTGATAATGCTGTTTCTGTTACTATTTATTATAGATTAGAAGAATTGGATGAAATTAAAAAATGGTTAAATGAAAATTATAATGATAATATTAAAAGTTGTAGTTTTCTATTACATAACGAACATGGGTTTAAACAAGCACCTTATGAAGAAATTTCAAAAGAAAAATATGAAGAATTAATTAAAAAGGTTATTCCTATTACAAGTGGAAAAATTAATAATATGAAAGATAATGAATTATCGAGTGATTGTGTAGGTGGTTCTTGTCCCATTCGATAATAAATAAAAAAATAATTAAATTGGTGTTAATATTGAACTTTTCTTATATATACATTCTCCTCCATTCTTTTTATAACTTTCATATCTAGCAATTGTGAAAAGATAATCACTCAATCTATTTAAAAAAATTAAACAATTATCATCTATATGTGTATAATTATTCTTTACTTCTACCATTTTTCTTTCGCATCTTCTCGCAATTGCTCTTGATAAATGAATATTATTTGATGGTAAAATAAAATTACTTAATTTAGGTAATTCATCCATTAAAATATCAATTTCTTTTTCTAATATTTTCGTAAATTCTAAATTAATATCAAAATTAAATTTTTTCTTTGGATTAGCAATTATTGTTCCTAAATCAAATAACCATATTTGAATATCCTTTAATATTCTATCACTTTCAATTATTCCTATAAAACTATTTAATTCATCTATATCACCAATTAAATCAATTAAATCACTCGATTTTGATACTCTACTACAATCATATAAAGATGTTTCACCTTTATCACCTGTTTTCGTATATATCTTCATTAATTATATATTTATCATTTACATCTTTATATATAATCTAAACACTAATAAAAAAATTATTGAGTAATAGAGCAGATAATGCTCCTATTATTTGTGCTATTATATATAAAATAGTCATATCGCCTGGTAATTTACCTTTCATAAACATCATAACAGATACTGCTGGATTAAAATGACCTCCTGAAACAGAACCACCGAGATATATAGCTGCCAATAAACCAACTGCTATTGCTATTACTCCAATAGTTGAATCATTTACAACATTTAATATAATTGAAAGGAAAAAAAGAGTTCCTAAAAATTCCGCAACTAATGCCTGTGCTGTCATATATTCTATATTATAGTTTAGAAATTAATTCTTTCATAATTTTATCATAATCTTCATTATAATACCATCTTTGACTTTCTTCATTTTTTTCAATTAATTTATATAAATCATAATACATAATCCATTTTCGTTTAAGAGTATCTTTTAAATCACTTACTAAATAACAATCTCCACTATATGTTACAGTTTCATATTTAACTAATGTTAGAGCTTTAAAATCGTCTCTATCATATTTAACCATAAAATAGGAAGTCATTTAATATAAATATTTATATATTATATAAAATCATTTTTTTATTATTTTTCATTATTTTCATTAAGAAATTTAGGATAATTGGGAAATTTATTAATACATCTTAAATATAATGTTAATTCATCCTCTTTCATCGTCTTTTTATCTTTATTTTCTTTATAATGATTTAAACAATTTTTATATTCCATACAATCTATATTTTTATTAATATTATCATTACATAAACACCATAAATAAGTCAAATCTTTTTTATTATTATTCATAAAATCTTTTGATGTTGGTACAGGCATAGAAGTATATAATTTACATATATCCTTATCTTTATTTTTTTCATCATTATCTTCCTTTATTTCTTTAAATAATTTTTCAATTAAAATTAATTTATTTAATATAATATCTAATTGTTCTTGATTAAGTTTTACAGTTGAATTTTCTGGTATCTTTTTTTCTTTTAATTCTTTTAATTTACTAATTTCTAATTGTATTTCTGCTTCTTTCTTTTTTAATTCTGCTTCTTTCTCTTCAATTGTTGATATTCCTTTTACTAATGTGGAAGCAATAGTAGTATGAACTTCTTTATTTTTATTTAAATTAGATATTTCTTCTTCTAATTTTAATTTTACTTCTTCTTTCTTTTTTGTTTCTTCATTAATACTATTTAATTGAGTTCCTTTTGAATTTATTTGAGAGGTTAAATTATCATTCTTTTTCGTATAATCATTATTTATTTTTTCTAAAACTTTTAATTTATCAACTTGTTCTGCCATTTTAACAACAGGGGCGATTTCTGTTGTAGGATTTTCGAATGTTTCATTTATATTATAAGGTATTACAGTAAAATTATTATAAATTATAAATAAAATTATTATTAATGGAATTGATATTAATATTATTATAGGAACTAATATTGATATTATATCAAAAAATAACATATCTAATTAATTTATAGACAAAAAATTAAAATATCAGCATTTTTTCCAAAGTATTTATAAAATTATTAATTATATTTTTATTATACTCACCATTTCCAAAATATTTCTCATATATTATTGATTCATGATCTAATTTTATATTTTCAATTGTTTTCTCATCATATGAATTTAACCATTCTAAATTAAATTCATTATATGCTTTATCCAAATTACTTGAATTCTTAAACCGTTTAATATAATATTCAATCATATTTATATTTATAAAAAACATTATTAATCATTTTTTATAAAATTTCTTAATTAATTATTTA